CTACAAAGTCAGAGTACCGTCGGTCAGATTCGAAATCGACCGACCCACCCAGCCAGCTCAGGTCATATACTTGATCCCAGAACTCGCTCTCTTCCTTCTCCCTTTCTTTTGTTTTCTTCCCTTCGAGGCGAACCCACCCTTTCGGGAGAGTCACCCAGTTGATTTGACCAGGAATGGGGGGGAGAGGGGGTGCCTTCGGGGTGTGAAGAAGATAAAACTTCTCACGCCGGTGAAGGCGAGCCAACGAGAGCGAGGTCCAGGAGGCCGTCATCCCGAGGTCGCGAGTCACAGACCTATTCGACCCCCAGATCGTCTTCCCATGCTGAGCAAGGAAGGCGGCCCGGAGGATAGATCTGTGGCGAGATCCATAGCCGGGGCGCTCACCCCGTAGAAGCCAAGGGAAGCGAGAAAGATGATTGTACATCATGTTATGGAAAGGTTTCAGACTGACTTGTGAGGCATCTGCCACAGTCACGACCCGATTCTTTCCGTTCTCGCGAACAATTGAAACACGTACTTTGCTTGAGTAGGGCACCTCTGCTCCGTCCAAACACCAGGCGTAAAACTGGTCTTGCTTTTTCGAGAGACAGGTGCGGGCACCACCATCATGTCTACAATTTTCCCTGCAGGCGGAGGGTGAGGGGGACACGGCGGAAACGTATTCGTGGTACCGGCTGTCCCAGTTCCCCATAAAAATTTTTCTGATTTTCTTACGTGCAAAATCAAGGAACCCATCACTTGGGCTTGGGGCTGGAATCTCCATCTTTTTTACGAAACTGTTGACAGATGGAGCCGGAGGCGCTGGAATACGCTTACGGAAGAGGAACAGGGATGCCGCAATGGACCAGCGCAGCTGAGGGTCCAGAGGAGTGGAGACATCCCAGGGATGACACGTGGTTTCAAGCATTCCCACACAAAATGCTTTTACCTGTGACAGGTCACCGAAGGTTGGGAGCTCGAGTTGAAGTCCATGGACTTCATTAAGTAACTCGACGAGAGAATTCAACTCCCGAACCACGGTTTGATGACTCAGTTCTCCTGAGTCAGCCGCTTCCTGTCGACTGGGTCGAACAGGGAAATTTAAAAAAACACTTTCCTCCCTTCTTTGATTATTCATCTAAGAAAAGGTAGTACTTATGTTTAGGGCTTCGG